TCATCGGCAGGTCGTTGAACTGCATGATGAACTTGATGGTCTGGATCTGCGCCTTCTGGTGCACGTCCATGGACGGAACGTCCGGGTCGCGCTTGCCGGGGTTGGCGGCGTACGAGGCGTCGAGGGCGGAACGCTGGAGGATGCGCTGGGCTCCTCCGACAGTGTCCACGCAGGCCCACTTGAACTCCTTGTGACCCTCGTCACGGAGCCAGCGATACGCCTCGTCCAGGTCCTTGTATGTCTTGATGGGCCACTCTTCGGCGGAGCTGCCCATCGCGGCAGCGGAGATGGTGCCCTCGGGGTCGCACGTGAGGAACAGCACGTCCTCGTCCGAGCCTCCGAACACCGTCTTGCCCCACCCAGCATCCGCCACGAGCGTCATGTGGATGTATGCCTTCTGGTCCTTGATGGACCTGATGGCCTTAGGCCGTGCCATCGTCCTCCTCTTCCATCTCCGCGATCCGCTGGTCGATCTCGTCGAGCCGCGTGCGGATGAACTCGTGATCCTCGGCGGTGATCGCCTGAGCGCCGAGCGCCCGTCCGATCCTACGCCTCAGCCGGTCAACCTCGCCGGGGCCAGCGTCCTTGACGCTCCTCATGCTGCCTTCCTCGTGTCTCGGTGGTCCCCGTACGGGTCCCGCTTCCTGTAGACAGCCTCCTTGTACTCCTCTACGTCCGCACCTGCTTCGTCGAGCATGCACATCTTGTAGAACTCGCATCGCCAGGAGCAGTCCCTCTGCGGCCTCTTGTAGATCGGAAGCGTGCCGTTGCGCATCGCCTCCATGTGCATCGCCTCGGCCTGGATGCGACGCTCCATGTTCTCTCGGTTGCCCTGCGACTTCCAGTCGACCTCTCGCACGAACAGCGGAGCCGGTTGGGTCTTGGACACAGAGCCGTTCTTGTTGAGCGACTCGCCGCGCTCGTTGGTCGGCCGATCGTCCGGCAGCCCCTTGCGCATGAAGTTGTACTGGATTCCAGCGATCTCCTCGCGTGGCCCGATCAGGCCCTGCTTGCGGAGTACCCGCGTGGCCACGTACCAGTAGGAACCGGCCTGATCGTCGAGCGGCAGGTGCGCTGTCGAGATGCCGGCAGCCGTCTTGTGCTCCATGAGGAAGATCTCGCCGGTGCCCAGGTCACGGTACACACCGTCGAATGTGCCGACATACCGGACGAGCGCCTTGAGCTTGCCGTTGGCCTGCCGAGGAACGCGAGGGTCGGCGATGAGGAGGCGGAACGTCTGCTCCGTGGCGATGACGTCCCAGTGTTCATCCTCGCCGTACTTGTCGACGTAGCCCTCCATCATCGTGATGCCGAGCTCCTTCGCCTCGACGAACTTCGCTCCATCCTCGTCGTACTCGGTCGGGATGTAGCGCTCCTCGTCGGCGCAGAAGTCCTCCCAGGTGTCAGCCGGATGCGGTCCCCGTTCCCGCCCGTTCCGATACCACTCTGCGAGAGCGATGTGGATCCCCTGACCGAACCAGAGCGGGTTCGAGTCCCGCTTGGCTGCCAGGCCCTCGTTCGTGGACCACTGCCACTTCTGGGGGCACTCCTTGAAGGTGCCGCGCTCAGACGTCCTCAGCATCTGAATGGTGGGCATACAGCTCCAGCTCCTCGTTGGCGTGTGCGGGACGGACGATGTGGTGCATGCCCGTCAGGCTGCCCCGGTTGATGTCGTGCCAGCCCATGCTTGGGCCGCTCGTCCATCCGCCCTTGAGGTCCTGGTCGTGGTTCTTGGCCTTCTCGGCCGTCGTGAACACGCCACGGACGCGGGTGCGGGGTCCTTCAGGGTCCTGTATCAGGAGGAAGATCTGCATGTCGTTCTCCGGGGAAGTGCGAGGGGGACCGGCCGGTGGTGGCTGGTCCCCCTCGGGATCGTGCTGTTGGTGCGGTGGTGCTGCCGGCAGATCAGCCGAGGTCGTCCTCGTCGAAGTCGTCCTCGACCGGCGCGGGCTTGGCCTTGGCGGCAGCGGCCGGACGGCGACGGCGACGCGAGGTCGGCTTCGCGGCGGGCTCCTCGGCCTCGTCCTCCTCGGCGGGCTCCGGCTTGGCGGCTGCCTTCTTCGCGGCGGCGGTCGTGGTGCCCCGGCGACGACGGCTGGTCGGCTTGGCCGGAGGCTCTTCCGCCTCGTCCTCGTCGGAGTCGGCCTCCGCCTCCTGCGCCTTCTTGACCTTGGCCTTCGCGGCGTTGGCGGCCTTCTTCTCGGCCTCCTCGCGACGCTTCTGCTCGCGGGCCTCCCGCTTGGCCTCGCGCTCCTGCTCGCGCTCCTCGGCACCGGCCCGACGCTCGGCCAGGACCTCCTGGTTCTCCGGCGACTTCTGGAACTCGATGCGCAGCGCGCAGGCCATCTGGACCGACTTGACGTCGACGTCCTCGTAGCCCGTCTTGTCCGCGATCCACTCCGCGAAGCGCTCGTGCAGGTCGGACGGGTCCTTGTCGACCAGCTTGGTGAAGCGGTCCACGTTCTCTTCGACTTCGACTTCGGCCTTGGCCATGATCACTGCTCCATATCGAACGGGTTGGCACGACCAACTATACCTCAAATTGGCCGTGTCGGCGTTTATCGTGAATCTGATCTCCTGGACAACCGCAAGCGCCGATTCTGTCGCCTTCGCTCGTCCTGAAGTCCTTGCTGGTAACCGACCTTGTACGCGCGCCACGCCATGAAAGACGGGACGAACGTGAGCGCCAGGATGAACAGGATGTCCCTGAGGTGCATTCCCTACTCCTTCAGCAGTCGCAGCGCGAACTCTACTCCCCTTCGCCCATCCAGAACGCGCTTCTGTATCTGATCCTTGGAGATGTTCATGCCGGCAATCTTCTCGTCGATGCTGCCCTTCGCGTACAAGTAGTGGATGGTGACGCGATGGATACGAGAGACGCGGTGGATGCGGTCCTCGACCTGCTCCTGGTCGTCCGGGACGAACGTCTCGTCCATGAAGAACAACTCGTCGCAGTGCTGGTCGAGGTCGATGGCGACGCCACCAGCGATCGTGTTCAGCAGCATGATGCGTGGCCCGCCCGCAGCCTGGAACGATGCCTGCGCTGCCAGACGCTGCTTCGGACTCACAGCGCCCGTGATCTTGAGGACCGGCACCCTGAGCTTCCGGAACTCCGACTCCATGGCGTCGATCACCTTGCCGAACTGCGATGCGATGACGTACTTGGTGCCGTTGTCGAACCTGTTGCTCCCGACCAGGCCACGCTCCTCAAGCAGCTCGATGAGGAACTGCCACTTGCAGCTCTTGGCCATCACAGGGCCGTCGGCTCCCTGGTAGGCTGTAGCGATCTGTCGGAGCCTGGTGAGCTCGGCAAGCACGCCGGTCGCGCTGACCGCCTTCTCACCGAACATCGCCTCGCCCATGAGCGACATCTCGTCGTACTGCTTCTGCTGCTGCGGAGACGGCTCGCACCAGTGCTCCATGTACTGCTTGGGCGGCAGGTCCTTGGCAACCTCGCCCTTGGTACGGCGCAGCATCACGTAGTCCAGCGATCGGTACAGCGCCTCTGCACGAGCCGGGTTCAGCCCGCCGATGCTCTGTCCGAACCGGGTCTCGTTGACCTCCAAGTACTGTTGCGCCCAAGTCCACTTGGAGGAGTACTGCTTGGGGTCGAGCCAGTGGAGCACGCCCCAGAAGTTGACCGGGTTGCCCTTGATGGGCGTCCCGCTCAGCGCCACCTTCAGCCCGTCCGGATCCAGCTTGAGTCGGCACAGCCCTTCGGCAACCTGAGTCTTGGCGTGTGCACCCTTGATACCAGACAGGAACCGGTGCGACTCGTCCACGACGATCGTCGTCCAGTCCGACTCGAAGAACTCCGGAAACTGGATCACATACGGACGGGGCGATGTCTTGTGCCCCTCCTCGCGATGGAAGATGTCTTGGTCCGGCGTCGTGAAGTCCTCGACGAACGACTTGCACTTGGAGCAGTAGCGCCCCATCTTGATGCGGGTCGTCTCGGGGTTGATGATCACGAACCGGGGCTCGTCATCTGGAGCGAGCAGAGCCTCCTCGATGGCCTTGCGCTTCTGCGTCGCGCTGCCAGCCACGGGGAACACTCGGAAGTCGGTCCACTTGCGAACCTCCTTCTCCCAGGTGATCCGGATGGCCGTGGCGGGGCAGGCGATCAGGTGAAGCCCGACCTCAAGCCCGCGCTCGACGATGCCTCCGAG